CTCCCACATCACCTCACGGTGATGCAAAAGTCCAGCCGGTTACATCCTTCAACGAAGGTATGCCTCCGGTCAGGATCCGTCGACCAGTAGTTAACTGGCAAGGCGGAAACTTCGGACTCTCCCTCAGGGCTGGTCTGTTAGACCTGGCCCCGACCACTCCCTAAAGGGGTGATCTCCACCCAAGTTTCAGGCTAGACGACTTGGGACGTCCAGAACGTTCTAGGTGCTTGCCTGATTCCGACGGGGATCTCTCCACCATCGGGAATCCTCCTGGCCCTCTCAGGCCAGTCGGATCACGGATTGCGGTATGGCTACCGTTCTCCATGCGGAAATCCCAACTCTCACGAGCGGGATCTGCCGTAGTGCTGGATAGGAAGCAGGGGACTTTACCCCTTAAACTACTTCCTTCGTCCAACTTAAGCAAACACTTAAGCAGGGCACCAGTCCCGTCCAGATTATCTCTGGGGGGTTTGGCCTTCGCTACATATCCCTTGACGAGGGGGATATGAAGGCTTGGGTGCAGTTTCCCTCCCGGCCACTTCACAGTGTCCGAGACTGAGTTTACCATGGGTAGATCATCATGGTAAGCAAGGAAACTCACCCTGCCCAGCAATGAGGAAGTGTGACGGATGGTCGGGAAGTGCGTTAGCAACTTCTCGAGTATTCCATCCAGCCACTTCACCGTTTCCCAGTAACCACTCTGATAGAGTTGGTTCCGGAGTGAAACGAGTGACTCCACCTCATCAACGTCCTGCCGTCGTGACGGAAACGCTTGCCGGACACGAACAATGCTAACATCGTGTCCATTAAAGTACTCCCGTCCACAAGACTCCCTGAACTTTCCAGTCCAGAAACTCTTGTCAGACCCCACTCTAGCACCAAAATGTTCGAGTGTTCTGACGACGGTAGACACATGATCTACAGGGACAATTAGATCGTCCCCATAGACACGCACCGAATCCACAAACGACCTAGATAGGTCGCTGTGGGAAAGTGACGTGTTGAGCGATCTCTGAATCCCCATGAAGATCAATGTTGTAAAAACCATTGCTTCAAAAGGAAAACAGAGTGCTGAACCCATCGACGCAAACTTCGCCAGGCGAATCACTTCGCCTGTGGGAAGTTTAGCCCGTCGAGATCTAGAAGCGTCAACAGCCCCAAACAAATGAGGCCATTTTCGCAACATCGATCTCACGAGCTGATTAGATACTCTATCGGATGCGTCACTCAAATCGAGTGTCGCAGTTCGATTATCAATCGAACCGAGACGAGCAAGCTCCTGGTTAGGAACCTGATCGTCAAATCCGATAACCCTCGAAAGGAAGTCATCCTTACCGAGGTGCGCGAGCAATCTATGGAGTATGGCCTGTTGCATATACTGCATACAGGTCGGCTCCATGGCGATTACTCGCGGAGTCTTAAGCGTCTTAGGTACGAGGGTAACCTGTACAGGTACCTCCGCGCCGGGTTCGAGGAAGTCAACCGCTGCCAACTGGTTATAGTAACGCCAGTTAGGCAGCAGATTCTCACCGGCCGTGAGGCCGGATTCTTCGAGACGTTTGGTCCAGGACACCTGGATGAACTTTTGGTTACCCTTAAGTCCATCGGCGGTGGATCCTGGTCCATGCCTTGGTACGTAGTTCCCCGAGTAGATATCGCTATCTACCTCGGTGAAAACACGACCAAACAGCACGTCCGACATTTGAACAAACTCTCTCAGATCGCTCTTCGAGAGTTCTTTGTCGAACGAACGGACTTCCTGCTCACACTTGACATAATTTAGTACCGCCTTTTGCTTCCTTGCATCGCTGCAAGGAAGCTCCATCTTGGCGAACATCAACGTCAGTTGATTTATCGCCTTGACAGAGTCGGCACATGGATTGTCAAGCAACAAGCCACTCTTCCTGTCGAACACACGACTGAAGAAACCCGATAGAAACATCGGGAAACTTCCTCCG